AGTAACCAGCGCCACCACCAAGCAATGCAGCGCCACCGACTTGAGTTGCTTTCTCTGTAAAGAAGTCAGCAGTTGACATTCCTTGTGGTGTTGCAACTGGCTGCATTGCAGCGCCGATTGCACCAGACACAGCGCCAGCACGAACTGGAGATTGAGTCAATTTCAAAGCCTTGACAGCAGCAGTTGAAGGAAGAATGGCTGTGGCAATGTTGCCACCAATGCGACCAACATCCATCTCGCCTTGCTTCATCTCGCCTTGTCGCCAGTTCTTCTGGTAATCAAGTTCAGCCTGACGGTTGATGTCCTCAACTCGTTTGCGTTCTTCTTGCATGAACTGCTCCATTGCTGAACCAGCAGGAGAAACAGCCTCAAGGCCACGAGTAAGCAACTGAGCGCCAGCATCTGGCAAGTCACGCAGACCACGAACCACGCCACCAATTGGTGAGTTCATCAGCTTTTGTGTTGGTGTCTGTGGCTCTTTAGGAGTTGGTGCAGTAGCTGCTGCACCACCAGTGATTAACTTGATGGCTGCTGCGATGTCCTCTGGCTTCATGCTGTCAGAGAACTCTACAACTCCAATTTCAGGGATTGTGACTTTTTGAACCATGATGAAGCCTTATTTCTTTTTAACAAGTTGACCGTTTTGCCATACCCATTCAGTTACACCAGCAGCAGCAGGGACTGTCTGACGGTATGAAGTTGACAAGTTCTCTTTTGCTCGTGAGAGCATATCTTCGAGAACCTTCACTTGTTCATCCATTGCTTTGCGACTTGTCAATGCACCAGTGAAAGAAGCAGGGTTTGTGAACTGACGCTCAATAATAGACATATCTGGGCCTGTCAGCGCACCGAGTTCATACAAGTTCTTCACACCCATCAAGAGTGAGTTGTACTTGCCAGACATACGAGCAGTGTCAGAGCCAGTTGGAAGTGGAATACCAGAATCAGTGAATGGAACTGGAATGTTTGTTGGGAACACAGTCTTGTCAGATGCAAGCTCATCCTTGTAATCTGTCAATGCACCTTGAAGGTCATTCAATTGCTTTGAAGCCTTCATAAATGCTTCAGTTGGCTTTGCACCAGTGCCAGCAATGATTGGCTGCAAGCCTGTTGCTCGTGGCTGAATTACAGATTGACCGCCAGCAGGAGCTGGTGCAGCCGATTGTGGAACATAATCAGGACGCATGATTGTTGTTCCAACTGGTGGCGTAGTTGGACGTTGACCGCCAGCAGTAGCTGGTGTAACACCACCGCCTACACCGCCACCACCACCAACAACGTAAAAGCCTGTTTCAGCATTGCCGACAACTTGTGGGCCAATTGTCTTGTTGAACGATTCGCCACCAGTGAGCTTTGACTTGTTGACGGCAACAATGCGACCACCAACGTCTTGGAATACGATTTCATCGCGTGGTTTGATCTGATAAGCCATGTCTTGGAAGCGTTTGGCTTCCTCGCTCTTGCCTGACGCAGCATACATATTTGCCAACTTCATGTACTGGTTGTACTTGATGTCTTCAGGCTTCATTGTTGTTGTGCCATCACCAGTTGGCATTGGCTCTGCAAATGTTGCAGCGACTTGCTTTTGCAAGTCAGTTGCGAGCTTTGCTTCACGCAGTTTCTGTTGCGCCATCAATGTATTGATTGCACCTGTCTGCGCCTGAGAATAACCTTGCTGCCCTGCTTGCAAAGCACCACCAAGTGCTTGGCCAAGTGAAGTAGGACGCGCACTAGGACCACCAGCTTGCAGCAAGGCTGCTGCTGCTTGAAGCATGGCTTGGTTTTGGATGCCTTGTGTTTGCTCTGGTGTCAGATATTCTTCAAGGCCAGAGCCGCCCATACCAAAGAGTAAACCACCGAAATCTTGAGTTGCCATCATTTACTCCTTAACCCAACAAACCGAGAAGACCACCAGCAACAGCGCCGTAACCAGCACCTGATGCACCACCAATCATATTGCCAAGCACACCGCCTGACAATGCGCCACCAAGAGTTGATGCAGAAGCGTTTTTGTAGATTGGTGTTGTAGTTGTACCGCCAAGGTTTGCTGGTTGCAGACCCAAGGCAGACTGAGAGATACCCAAACGCTCCAGCGACAAGTTGCGTTGTGCATCGAGCTTGGCTTGTTCCAATGCTTGACGTTGAGCTTCAGCAGTCATCACAGCATTTGCGCCAGCGATGCCAAGGTTTTGTGACTGAGCAGCCAAGTTGCCAATTTGACCAGCAGCGTTCAAACGAATACCAGCACCTTGCACACCAGCCGATTGATTTGCCAAGTTTGCTTGTTGAACTAAGTTCGTGTTGTACTGAGCCATCTGGTTCTGTGCAGCAGCGTTTGTCAAGTTGGCTTGGTTAGTTGCACCAGCACCAAACTGAGATGCTTGGTTCACAGCGTTCTGGTTTGCCACCTGAGCTTGCAGAATACGAGCAGCATCAGATTGGCCAAGTTGAGCAGCAGTTGTAAAGCCAGCAGAACGCAAGTTTGCAGCAGTGCTAGAAGCGTTACGCAATGCAGCTTCGTTTGTTAGAGCTTCTGCAACACCTTGGCGTGAACCACCAAATGCTTTTGCAGCAGTAGCAGCAGCGCGATCTGACAAACCAGCACGTTGACGAGCCAGTTCAACATCAGACAAAGCAGCTTGAACAACTTGGTCTTCGTATGGGTTTTGATACTGGCCCATGTACTGAGCGCCAGTCTGCATATCGCTGATTTGCTGTGGCGTATAACCAAGAGCCATTGCTCGCTCAATAGAACCAGCATTTGCGGCTTGCACCATGTCTGGTGTGTAGCCAGCCAATTGGCTTGTCAAGCGTGATGCTTCAGCAGTACCTGTCTGGCCAGCGCCACCAATACCAAGATTGCGAAGTTGATTTTCTGCAATGTTGTAATTCGCACTGAAGTCAGCAAACTGCTTTTGGCCAAGGCCAGCAGCAGTTGCGCGAGCTTCTTCCAAGTTGCGCAGATAAGCAGCCTTCATTTGTGGGTCGATTGCTGTGCTTGATGTAGAAGATGTTGGCTGATTGCCACCAATACCTCCGCCAAGAGCTAAAGCGCCAGCGCCAAGTCCAAGCATCTGACCAGTTGAAAGGCCACTAAGGAGTCCAGTTGCGCCAGCAGCAGTTGGGCTTGTAAGCCATGCGCCACTTGCTTCACCAAGCAGTTCAGGAGCAGCAGCACCCCAACCTTCAGACAAGGCTGGCAATCCGTAATAAGCACCAGCACCAATCAATGCTGCTTTACCTAAATCACTTGATGCAACATCTTTGACGGTATCAACTGCACCGCCAACCACATCACCAACTGCGCTTACAACACCACCCATATCATTCCCCTTTGTTACGCTTTGAAGCGTAGATGTAGGCTTTCGAGCCATCAACCAAAACTATTTGACACTTCTCAATCCAGCCAAACGATTTGGCAAACCTAATGAGCTTGGTGTCATCTTCACGAATCAACGCAGCAATTGGACAATTCACCAACGACAACAGCTTGTTCACATCTTCCGTGTAACGCCTTCTGACATCAGCCGTCCATTTGAAAATGTCCGTATGAAACCAGATGTTGTCGTTGAAGTATTCAAAGTACATGACGTATTCCTTACGGACACAAACAGGCACTTTCCCACCTTGCAACTCTTGCATGAATTTTAGTCTCTTGGCGACTCAATAGCGCACACGCGCTTATCGACCACCAGAAGCAACAGCTTCCAAACGGGTTACGCCAACGCGCCAATCAGACAATATGCTTCCTGTGTAACGGACCTTGACCTGTTTGGCTGAGAAACGTACATCAGTTGGCTGAGATGCTGTGTATGGGCCAAACGTAGATTCATCTGACGTTGGATACATTCGAGTCTTGAATGACACTACGACATCGCCAAGACTCTGCTCATCAGGGATGACCTGACGCACCGACATCACAGCATCACCATTGCCAACTTCAATCGGTCCAGTTTCAGCGTAGACAGTGCCACCGTCATAGTCAAAACCAACTTCGTGTTCGTAGATGTAGCTGTCAGCAGACACCATCAAAGGATTAGAGAAGACACCACGATCAGTTCCAGCAGTGCGAGCCATAGAGCCAATTGCCCAATGGCCTTCACGATAGTTATAAGTGACATACGAATCGTTCTCTGTGGCTTGGCCTGATGGGTAGAACCAAGTAATTTCACCGTACTGGCTGTTGTGAACAGCGTAAATCTTGCTTGCTTGCGTGTAGTTGATGTTGCTGAACACATAGTCACCAACGTCAGAAGTCAAAGGCTTGACGTAACCGTCATATGTCCAGAACCCTGAACGGCTCATCCAGATTGCAGCCGTGTCGATTGCAGCCACAGCCTGTGAAGAAATCACACCACAGCCTGAACCGACCTTCTCAAACGAGTAGACGAATGGAGCGCCAATGTATGTGGAAGCGTGAACATCAACGTCAGTAAACAGTAAGTTCAATCCACGGACGCGCTTACCGCACTTCAATGAGCCAACAGTCTGCAACTCAAAGTCACCAGCCTGATTGGTGGTGGAAGGAGTCCAATCTGTGTTGTCTTCTTGGTCACACCAAGCCACTTTGCGTGGGTTGCCTGACGCACCCAAAGCAAAGATGAAGCGTTCAGCCGTAGACATCACAGCAGCGCAAGACGTTGGCGCATTGGTGATTGCAGCCGCAAGCGTAGGCGATGAAAAGCCCAACTGCCACTCATAGAGCTTGCCGTCAGCTTCTGAACAACCAACGAAATACTCACCCCATGTGTCCATACTCCAAGTCGCTGCTGGTGTCAATGAGCCTAAGTCTGGACGAGCCACGCCATAAGCAAATGAGCCATAAGTGCCGTAGCCATAGCCCAATTTAGACACTGCATCAGCAGAACCTGTGGTAAACCCTGATGGCGTAATGTCCTTCAGTGTTCCAGCCTCGTTCATTGCGTATAGCTTTGAGTTCGTGCCAGCAACAATCCAACGGTCGCCAGAGTTGTCACGCCAAGTCATCAAGCCACGGCATGAGCCTGTCAATTGGCTTGATGAGCGTTTACGCCATCCACCAATTGGACGCAAAGTACCTTCAAACCAGCGAACTAGGTTTGAATCGCAGTAACGACCAGCAGACTGATACTCAGTGCCATTGCGGTATACGCCAGCAGGAATCTTGAGAGGGATGAGTGGCATGGGATTCTCTTTATGGGGGAGATGGTAGCGTCACGGGCAATGGCGCAACGTAGTTCACAGCGAGAACTGCTGACGGGATACCAGTGTGTGGAGATGTTGCAGTTGATGCTTCAAGTCTTATGTCTGTTGAATCACCAGCCCAACGCAACTTGATGTATGAATTAGCTTGTACGTCAATGCTAAAACTCCAATTCACAGCCAAATGCTCATCAGAGCCTGACAGTGTGTTCTGCCTTGTGGTGTAACCAAGATCAGTGCCATCACGGTTAATCATCAAGTAAATCTGCTTTGCAGATGAGCTTGTTGACTTAGCTTGCGCAGAGAACTGGAAGTTGTAGATACCGCCAACAGCGCAAGTCACCTTGCTTGAATCAACTACGCTCACACCATTGCTCAAGTACGTCTGATTGAATGTGATGTCGTACTTTGTGTTGGTTGCTGCCAAAGTCTGGTCAGCAGTGCTGAAGAACAGACCGTTTGGCGCATCAATGAACCTAGCACCAGCAACGCCAAACAAGTCAGACAGGACTGAAGTGATGCGAATGAAGAACGAGCGAAGCAGACCATTCGTCTGAGAAGCAGCCATGCGGTCATACCTATCCTGCGGATTAGGCAAGTCAGGCAATGCTGGTGTACTTAGCTGGTTCTGGAAGTTCTGCATGGCCTATATTTTCGCTGAAATTAGCCCTGCAAAACCGCCAGTGCTTCTAACGTATGTTTTACGCGATCAGCCAAACCTATATCTGCACCATTAATTTTTTTCGTCAACTGAATCCAAGTCTTGCGACCTTCACCGTCTAGTGGTAAGCCACTCTCAGCCAACTCGTTGCAGTTGTGAGTTTGCCAAAACCATCCAGCACTAAGAATCGCATATTTTGGTGTAGCAACAAGATGTGGCTCCATCACGAAGTCAACACCCAAGGCTTTGCCGCAGTGAAAGTAGTTGCTATATCCAGTGAGTTGGATTGCACCTCGTCCAAAAAAACGGCCACCGTCACCTGATGCTTCATCACGGTTTCCCATGCGATTGGCGTAAACCTTGTTAGCCAAAGCTTTACCGTTACGAGCGTAAGGCTGCGCTGACTCCAATGTAGGAAAACGCTTTGGCCATATCTTCATCAAGCGATCTGCTGAGTAGCTCAATCCTTCCTCAAACTTGGTGAAGTGAGCGCACTCATGCCCCGCCTGACCGATGAAGGCAGCTTGCTTTGTTGGCGTATTGATGGCAAAACGCTCAAATGTTTCATTCAATGGGTCAAGAAACTTGATGTCAATGTGCAGTTTGGCTAGTTGTTCAGTTGTTACCACTTAGCGTTTCCTTCACTTGGTTGTACCTGTCGATGCAGGAGTTGAGTTCGATGATGGCTCTGTCTCCTTCTGCGACGAGCCTGATAAGGTCTTCAACAGTCTGTCCGTCAAGTTCGGCTCTCTCTTGACCATTGTTGCTGGCAGTGGTGGAACATCCACCCTTGGTGGTGGTGTTGACGAACAGCCTTGGACGAGAAGCAATAATCCCAGACAGCTTAGTTTCAAACTCTTGTTTAGTGGTGGCATCTTTGGCATCCTGTTCATCTTTCTGTTTGACCATCTCGCTGTTCTTCTGAGCAATCACCAGTGCATCTTCTGTCTCTTTTAAGACATAGCCTACATGGTGGCCGTAAAAGTATGCAGTGACCGCGACACTGATACTCCCAAGAATCATCCAAGGGTTCATCATCGTTCCCCTGCTCGTGCTGCTGCAATTTCTTCTCGCACATGGTCATCTTCCAGATGCTCTGGTGGAGTTGTTGGTGGTGGTGGAGCAACCCAAGTTTCATCCAACTCTGGGTTCTTGAAGCCACCAAAGTTGAAATCAAACATTCCCCCAGATGGAGCCGTAGGCGCAGGGGAAGTGCTAGGCGCTACGGTCTGTGTCTTTGGGGGCGTTGGCTCCGACATCTTCTGAGCTGCGGCTTGAACACCTTTGCGGCTCATCACGCCACCGATACCGCCAACCACCAAGAGAACAATGTCATTGAGCATCTTGGCAAAGGCTTGGTCCATTGGAGCCATCGACTTCAAAGGCTGAACCACAAAAGCCAAGCTATACAACATGAAGGCAACAATGCCAGCCAAGATTAGCGTGACAACGATGACTACGAAACCCCAGATACGGGTTTCAAATTCTTCAGCGGTCAGATGACGCTGCTGGTGCTGGTTGTTGTGCAATTTGCTTCTCCAATACAGGTGCGACTAAGTAATCTGGACAGTCTTGTGTGAACAGACAGTCAGGGCGTTGGCATCTCTTTGCAGAGAAGTTTTGTGGGTCTTGGCAGAAATATCGAAACCTGTCTTCACACGCCACCAGCGTCAGAAGTAGGCTTATCAACAATAGCTTTTTCATGGGTTTCTTTCAGCTCCTTCTTCAGCTTCTTCAATTGACGAATCTCGTACTGCATCTCGGATTTCATCTTCAAGTAGTCTATGACCACCAAGGCTGAAATTGGCAAAGCCAAGAACAATACGATGGCCATAATGACTACACCAGCGACAAACCACCTTGTATCTTCACGAGCCATCCTAGCGACAGCATAAACGCCCACATCCACAGAACCAGAATTAGAACCGTTGCCGTTACCACCGCCCTGTCTACTCTGTGATTGCGTAGGAGTTCTCGTTGCCACTTTGCATCTCTTTCTCGCTTGCGCTTCAGTTGCCTGTCAAACTCCTGTTCTTCAAGAATCAGGTCATACATCTCAAGGAAACGACTGTAAATGTCACGCAGCTCCTTTGGTGCATAAACCATCGCTTCCCTGACTTGGACTGTCATGTTCTCCAATTGGAGTTCAATCTCAACCCTATCAATCGCACTGTCTTCAATCTTTTCGGTTGTCTTACTGACTTCCTCTAACTCAAGACAATGCGCTCTTAAATTCCTTCTGATTTCAAAGAACACCTTTAGCTGCTCACACACTTGGTGAATGGCTTGCGTCTGGTATTCCTCATAACTCAGCTCTGGTTCGGCTTTGGATTTTTTCTTGGATGGTTTGGCTGGCTCGGCGGCAACGGCTTGCTGAACGACAGCGCGTTCAACAGGTTTTTTAGTCGCTCCAAATAAGGATTGAATCCACGCCCAGATACCGACAACTTCCTTGTAAATCGCTTTAGCGTCACCAATGCCTTTTTCAACAGTCGATTTGAGCTTGTTGATTTCAGCCTTCCCCTCACTGAGCATCTCACAGCCTTTTCTGACTGCGGCGACAGCAGCTTGCGCTGCCATGAGAAGGCTGATTGGATCCACATCACTTGTCGGCTTTACCGTCTAACTTGTCAAAGATTTGTCTGCAAAGGTCTTTGACCTCACGCATATCATCTTTGTAGTCACCTTTGCCAACGTACTCATGTGGCATTTGGCGAACGTCAGAATCAAGTCGTTCAATTGCTTTAGTGATGCTATTCAAAGTCCAGCCACCAAAGAAGGCAGCTAGACCGACAGCAGCGTTAAACATAACTTGATAGTCCATCAGTTACCCCAAGGCTTGCCAGTGGCCTTTGATGGAGCTTGCTGTTCAGCAATCTGAGCGTCAAAAGCAGCTTCCATTGCAGCCAATGTCTCAGCACCCAAAGAAGCCTCAACCCAACCAATGACAGTTGCTTCAGTCAGGTCAGCATAAGGAATCAGGTTTACCCCGTCTTCTTTGGTGAATCCTACTG